ATCGTGGTAGATATCTATTTTATCACCTGCTTTGTGATCTTCTTCTAGTGTCCAAGTCTTTTTAAATAACAACATAGTTTTCTCCTATTTGTTAATTAGAAGTACTTTTCTAATACCTCTAATCTTGTTCTGTTTCTTCAGGCTCCTTTACAACAAAATATTTGTCTAGCATATCGATTTGATCTTGATATTTAGCCATTTCCATAAGCTCAATTTCAATTGCTTCTACAATATCACTATGTTCACCAATACCTACTGAGTTATTTAAATATGTAAGTACATTTGCTCTATGTTTAAGGATATGCCCTTCTGCGTGTTTTTTAACTGCCTCGATTAAATACATTATGCTTGCCTCGCTCTTTTTATTTTCTTTTTAGCTTTTGGAGTGTTTGCGACAAATTGTTTACCTTGTTTAGTACCTTTTCTTTTTGCCCTAGTGGTAGCAGCGTGTTCAGCTGGCGTAAGAGATTTAACAGCTGAAGCTGGCATATAACGCTCTCCAGTAGCCAACGGCCCTTGCATAGATGGTTTACCACTTTTAGTCCTCCATTTTTGTTTAGTCCACTTTTTAAGTGACCTTTGTTGTGCTGTAAGACCCATTATGACGTATAGCCTCCACCTTTAGCTTTGTATTCTTTGGCTACCATCTGCATCTTTCTAGCAGATATTTGTCCAGGCTTTCCACCTTTACTACCTGCTAATATTCTTTTATAAATAGACTTTCTAAGTTCAGGATTAGTATAATTACCTGAACTATTTACTGTACTTTTCTTTTTCTTTTTGGCGGCTAACGGCCCTTTTCTGGTAGTCATCTTTCATCCTCTCCCAAGTCTTATTATCTATATATGTCACAACTGGACTTCGATAAGTGGGCTTTTTACTACCCCTAGCAGCCCTGACTAGGCGAGGACAACGGTAGATCACTGTAGAGTAAGCTTAGAAAGCTCTTCCTCTAATTCTTCGTCCGTTAAGTCAGCGGCATCAATGTTAGTTTGTGTAACATCTTGTCTACTTAGTTTAGGTGCTTGGTACTCAGCCAGAATGGACGCTACTTTTACAATGTTATCGGTGTCACCGTCTTCCATAGCTTGTACCAAGACATACTTTAAGGCTTCTAAAGCATCTGGTGCTTCGTCGCCTAATTCTTTCATAGCAACTATTGTTTGCTTTGCTAATTCTTTTTTCTCTTTATTTTTTCTACGTACCTCAAGTCCTCTAAGACGATATTCATTAGCCATTTCGGTTGAGGTAATACTTTTTAGGTTTTCTGAACCTTTATGTTCTATAGCCAATTTGTATTATCCTCCCGTATCTCGCCTATTCTATCGCGCCAAGATACACTATCATTTGTTAATTTGTGTTGGTGTGTTCGGTATGCTTCGAGCGAAATAGCCAAAGCAATAACGGTATCATCATAGTTTCCTGGAAGGGCATTTGTACTCCCATTTTCTTCTGCAACATAAGTTTTAAGTTCGCTGACAATAATATCAGATCTAATATCGATATCATAGTCTTCTACTGCTCGTTTAAGATTTCCTATAATCATAGGCTTTGTAGACACAGTAGTTCTAAATCCAGGTTTACTACCTTCTTCATTTGATAGATTAGCCGACTTAGTTTGGTAATATAGGTTTATATAATTCATTTGTTTGAGTCTATTAAGTGTAGCAATACCTAAAGAATTACTTTCTACTGCTAGTAACGCATTATTAAAATAACGCCCTAGATAAAATAACATATCGCCAAATAAAGAGGGATCAATGTGGTTATCTCTAAATAAAGCACATACTTCTCTTTTTGTGTTAAGCACAACTGCTGTACTATAGTCTTGACCTACGCCAAGTGATACATCTGCACCAATAATAAACTTTTCTGAAAAGTTAGGAGGTGTCCAGATTTCTAGATGCCCCTCACGGTTATCTTCAAAGTAGCTGCTTATTTCATCATATACTCGAATATACTGTGGAGTTTGAACTTCATAGTTAAGCAAAGCTTCTTGATTGAAAACACTGTTTCCAGAGACAAGAAAAGCTTCTTCTGGGCTAGACGGATACTCTTGTTTAAACTTTTGTTCTCCACTTTCGCCTATTTTAAGTCTACGCCAGTATAACTGATCGTCATCTAACTTATACTTTTCTACTAGCTCTTCTTCCTCTTCTGTTTTTTCAAATCCTTCAGGTGCAGGTCTGCGATATTCTTGGGTAATAAACCAAGGAAGAAATATTGGAATGTACTCATTTTCACCTCTCATAGCACCTTGATAAAGACGATAAAACTCGCCTGATGCACCATTAGCTGTACTTTCGAGTATTACTTCTGTTCCTTCTTCTTGACTGATTCCTTGAAATAACCCAGCCAGTATCTGCTCGTCGAATTGCCAGAAAGCCACTTCTGATAAGTGAGCGATTGTTGGCGTAGTGCCTCGTCCTGCTTCTTTCGAACCTGCGGTATAGAGACGATAGCCCGACTTGTTATGTTCAAATAGAATCTCCTTAGCGTTTGACTTTTGAAGCGTAGGTGCTTCTTCCATGTTGTCGATAATGTTACGACTCATATTAAAGAGAGCATCGGATGTCGCACTGTCATGCGCCATAACAACTGATCTTGTGTAAGGTGCATAGAATGTTTTCCAGAAAACTCTTCCAGCACAATAAGTACTAATTCCCTGCTGTCTAGCTTTTAGTACAATAGCTCTTACTTTCCCTGTTTTACTCCGTTGCTCTTCTATCTGCTTGTTAATTGCTCGTTGAGCGTCATTGAACTCAAAAGGAACAAAGCCTTGAGAAGCATTCTTTGTAATGATTCTAATCTGTTCTTTAGCAAAGAGTTCAAAGTCATCTATGTATTTTTGACGTTTATCTCGTTTAGCTTTTTCCTTCAATAGTTCCAGTTTGGCCCTATTGGTGGTCATATAAGTAGTCC